CGGCGGTTGTCTATGACTTCCAGTTGAGATTGTGCGATGGCATTGAGCCTTAGCATAGGTGAGTGTGATACTGGAATTAAACCTCTCCTCCACCACGAGCTCACCTTCCTGGTGGAACAACTACTCTCAAGGGTTTCCAAGCCTCCCTTCAAAAGGTTAATCGTGACTACCTGCTGCGTGAAACACATTTGACACGTGTGTCGTAACAAAGCTCAAGGGTACCACGTCCCTCCGATACGATCGCGGTAGAAGGACAGTATAGGAAAAGGTAAAAAGTGAACGCTTACGCAATCGGTACGCCTCAGGAGTTTTGTCATATTATACTCTTGTGAGCGGCATGGAGTGCCATTCGAGCGGTTCAAGTCCCTCAATCTTGGAGGGGAACCCAACTCTTTGGCCAGCCCGGACGTTTCCGGGACCGACCGTCGGTTTAGTAACTTACCCTTAGTACTCGAGTCTTTGAGGGTAGCGATTCGTCACATGGCTTGCTACAACAACCAAACCCTCGCTGAGCTTGTTTGCCTGAACGGCAATGGTGCCTTGCCCCTTGTTTCCGACGCCAGCTGCTGGCTCACCCGCGACGCCCGTGGCAAGACGGTGCGCGCCGCTGACCAGCAACTCAGCCACATTGACAACCTTCTCACCATCGGCGATTTCGTCTACGAAGTCTGCCCCGCCCTGACCAAGGGTGCATCCCAAGAGACCGTTCACGCCCGGTCCTCACCTGAGGGCCCTCTCGCGCGCGCTGTCGCCAAGCTCCCTGGTCGTCTGCACCACAAGCAGGTGGGCGTCGCCCAGAAAAAGAAGGTGTCTAAGCCATACCCCATCCGTGATCCGGGTGAGGGCAACCATAGACACAAAATCGTCATGACGCGTCGCCGCTTCCGGCTGCACGCCCTCTGGCCCAAGTACGCTTCCACCATGCGTACCTTGCGTGCCACGCGTCTTGGCACCAAAAAGAGTGACAGTTTTTCCAACTACTTGCTCTGTGATGAAGTCGGCGTTGTGGAAGCTGGACAGGAGTCCATCCCAGCACCGACGGAACAGGAAGACTCAGTCAAGAGCTCGCCTCTCTACACCAGCGATGCTTTCGAGAATCTGGACCTCTCCGATCTGGACGAGGTTCGCGAGGGGGCCTATCAACTCGGCCTTTTCGAGGGTCCCGGCTTTTGTAGCCACTACCACAGCATCTTCATTGCCATCGCCGAGTCCACCAAGGACAAGCACAATGCGGAGCTCCACAACGCAATCGCTGTCGGGCTGTGGGCTGCAGAGGCTCAGATCCGGTTCGAGGAAAGAGGAGCTGTTGAAGCTGGGAAAGAAGACGACCCGTTCCGTGAGTTTGTGGGCCTCAAGGACTACATGCAAGGCATCGGTCCAGGCATAAAACCACACCCCTTGGTCCCTGGGGAGACCGAAGGCAACTCTCTCACTCGAGCTGCCAAGAAGGTCAAGGACTACATCACAGGTTACAGTGTCGTGGCCACCGTCGGCTCGACTTGGAGCAACGCCATGTCCTTCGTCGGCCTCGACAAGGAAATGACCCCCACCGACCGGGTCATGGCGTGGGTCATCAAGTTTGCCACTTTGGCCACGGCTCGTGACCTGCAAGAGTTCGTCAAGATCCTCATCGCGAGTTTGGCTGACTACGCCGGACCAATCATCGTTCGCTTCGGAGATCTCCTGAAGTCTGTTTTCGTTCAACCTACCAAGGAAGCAGTCGTTCAGGGGGCTTCGGACCCGGACATCCCCGTCGAATCACTTTGGTCATGCCTTGTCAGCCTCATGTACTCGGTCATCGGACTGGAGAACGCCCCCAACCCAGTTCTCGACAAGATGAGGGCGGAGCGCCTCCGCAATGGCCTCACTGTGGTCACTTCAGTGGCTGCAGCGGTCAAGCTCTTCAAGTGGGTCTTCACAGAGGCCTACGACTACCTCTATCTGGCTGTCTACAGCGGCACCGGCTCCAGGCTCACGCCCATGACGAGCTACGCCCTCAAGGAACAGTTCAACGAGCTTGCCAGCCGCGCCTCGCATCTTCTGAGCAACATCTCCAAGCTCAGTGATTCGTCACAGCTCATGGACCTCGCCAACAAGTGGGTGGCTGATGCAGAGAGCTATGTCAACAGAGCTGCTTTCTTTGGTGACGCTACCCTGCACAACACATCTTCCCGCATCATGCCACTTGTGATTAAGATCAAAACGGCGCTTCGTGCAGCAGTGGAGACCCCCAAGACCCGGGCACGCCCAGTTGTCATCGTCATGAACGGGCCCCCTGGCACCGGTAAATCAGTGCTGCTCAAGCATCTCTCAGCTGGTGTTCTTGCAGCCCTCTTCGGCACGGAAGGAGCCGCCAGGTTCTCGCACGTTGAGCCAGTTTTCCACAAGGCCAACGGCTCACAGTTCTGGGACGGCTATCACGGCCAGTTCGCGACCTGTCTCGATGACTTTGGGCAAAACCTCGACGAGCAGATCCGCACTCAAGAGAATGCTGACTTGATCAGCATGGCGAATGATGCACCTTTCCATCTCAACATGTCAGCTGTCGAAGACAAGTCCAACGTCTACTTCAGCTCGGGTGCTATCTTCGTCTCCACCAACCTCAAGAAGCTGGAAGTCAACGCCAACATGGCTGATCACAGGGCCCTCGGTCGTAGGGTCGACGGCTATGTCGAGATCCTTCACCGTGGGTCCAGTTGGCGCGACTACCGGTTCCTGCTCAACGACAAGGAAGTCGACATGGTTCAGCTCATTGGTTTCATCACTTCCAAGTACCTGGGCAGTCTGCAGACGTCGCTACACATCACCAGTGACGTTGAAGACCTGTGCAACGCCGTCAGAGGCGCCGCGAACAGTGCCGACGAGTACGTTGACTTCGGTAGCGCTTTCGACAGCTACATGGCCGCCGTTGAGAAGGTCAATCAGGGCCCTGCCGTTGAGGCTCAGAGCTCAACGGCCATCAAGCCAGTGCCAATCAAGGACTTTACCGCCAAGCTCGCGGAGTGGAAGGATGAAGTCGAGTTCGGCGATGGCTCCCTCAGTACGTCCAGCATGGCGTCCTACCGCCCGCTCTGGAAGGGCAAAGGCAAGGACGAGGCTGAGGTCCAAGCCGTCCAAGAAGAGGCTCCGGAACTGGAAACCGACATAACCCCTGGTGTCGCCATCCAACGCTGGGTGTTCATGCGCAAGATTTGGGGCAGTTTCAAGGAGCTGCTCAAAGGAACTGCTGCAGTTGTCGTGGAAGTGGCCCCTGCGGCTGCGTGCGCTGGGATCTTGTTCTATGAGCTCATCGTGTTGAGGTTCCAGTGGCTCAGCCTGAGGCTCGACCAGACCATCACTGAGGTTGCAAGGGATCATCACTCCTATCTCGCGGCAGCTTTCAAGGTCGCCGGAGCTGTCACGATGTCGATCCTCGCGTGGAAGTTGCTCTCCTACGGTATTTCCATGCTCAGCATGCCGACTGTCGTTCCTGAGGTCGAGGTCAACGGCCGCTACAGCAAGCCCGACGCCCCGAAGATCCCACGTTCACACAAGCCAGTTCGGGGTGCAGTGCAAGGCGACGATCGGACTACGCTCGAGATAGCGGCTCACAGGCTCTCGAATGCAATGATCAACTTCTCCATCCGCCATGCCAAGATCGGCTACCCTGCAGGCCTCGTCAATCTCAACGCCTGCCACATCAAGAACAATTGCTTCGTGACTGCCGACCACTTCTTCGGGCTTGCCCGCTCTTTTGAGGACGGCACCCATGACGGCACAGAAGTCAACCCGAACGACAAAGACTGGTTCGTCGAGGTGACGATTGGCGACGCCACGTTCTCGTACTCCTTCGAGCAGATCTCCCTCACGCGATTGCTCAAGGATGACATCGCCTTCTTCAAGCTGCCTGCGAGTTTCCCGGCCCGGCAGTCCACCTACCACCTATGGATGTCTGATGATGATCTCAACCACGACCGCTCCTTTGGCTACCTCTTTGCTAAGAATGCTGAGGGGGAGATGACGTGCACCCAGTACACCAACGGGCACGACGCCAGGTCCGACTCGACCAACCTGTGCTACATGATTGATGGGAAGAAGAGGGAACAGAAGGTTACGACGGTCAGCGGCTTCCGCTACGATGCCCCCACCCACGGTGGCTGCTGTGGAGCCGTTGGAGCAGTGGCGAATCCCCACATGCAACGCAAGCTCATGTTCGTTCACGTCGGCAAGCTCGCTCATTCCAAGCTCGGTGTCGTCCTGACGCGCGAGATGATCAACGAAGTCATCGGCGACGAGATCGGTGTTGTGGAGGCCAGGCTCCCGAAGCTGGGCCCGGCTGTTGTGGAAGTCGAGGAAGTGCCCGCCGGGCACGCAGTCTTCATTAGCAATCGCACCGCCATGCAGCCATCGATCTTCTCTGGACCTTTCATTGCTTCGGGCGGTGCTCAAACCAGGCTGCCTGCGACGTTGGACTGGTTCACCAACAGTGAGGGCCAGAGGGAACATCCACTCGACCGAGCCCTTGAGCGCTTCACCCAGGTTCAGGAAATTGACGACAGCCCCCGGACCCGTCAACTCCTCGATCTCGCTGCGGCGTCTCTGCTCGACACTCTGCCCGATCCTGGCTCATCCCAGCCTCTCACCGAGGAGGAAAACCTCAATGGCCACCCCACGGACGAGCACATCAAGCCCGTGGACCTCGCGACGTCAGGTGGCTACGGCTACACTGGCACCGGCAGGGGCAAGCATCCGTTCGTCAACGTGGTCAACGGGGTCAAGTTCATGGGACCCAAGCTGCGCAGCGACGTTGCACGCTTGGAAGAACTGATCATCTCGGGACCTGACGGCGTTCTCGACGGCGAGGTCATCTTTTCCGCCTTCCTTAAGGACGAACTCCGTTCGATCACCAAGGTGACCAATGGTGACACACGCCTTGGCTGGGTTGCCACGTTCCCGTTCCTGTACCTCTTTCGCAAGTGGTTCGCTCGTCCAATGGCCAACATGTGCCGCGTTCACGGCAAGCATTGGTCAGCGGTGGGCATCAATCCGACAAGCGCCACTGAGTGGACCGCCCTCTACCACTACCTCCGCCTCGAGCCCGACAAGTCTGGCCATTCTGCCTACCGCTGCTGGGACAGTGATGCGCAGAACTACGATGGCAGTTTCAGTCCCATGATCCATGAGGTCGCTGCCAAGATCATTCTCGAGTGGATCGGCGATAAGGACAAGATCGCCCATAAGATTCGCAAGGCCTTGCTCAGGACGCTGAGCGGCGCGAAGGTGTGCATTGGGAAACACTTCCTGTTCATCCGAGGGAAGAATTTCACCGGGCACCCCATCACCGCTCTGTACAACACAATCGTCAGAAACCTTTTGGGACGCTACGCTTGGGCCGACATCTCCAATCAGCTCTTCTTTGGGGGCGACGGCTCGGGCGTCAGGCCCTTCTCGGAGTACAACGAGTGTGTTCGTGCCAGCGACTTTGGCGACGACGACGTCACCTCCGCCTCTGAGGAGGTAGAGTGGTACAACGCTGTGACAGTCGCGCAGAGCCTCGCACGCATCGGTTTCATCATGACAGGGGCAGACAAGAAGCTCGTTTCAAGCCCCAGCCAAGATCCACAGACCATCACTTTCCTCAAGCGCCGCTTCGTTCGCGACACCGCTTCGGTTTATATCAAGGGCCCTTTGGACGAGGACTCGCTCATCAATTCCGTCCTTTGGGTCAACAAGCGTGGCGATCAGCAGACGCTGACGTTTCAAGTGGCCACCGCTGCTCTCCGCGAGTGGGCCCTTCACAGTCGGCAGAAGTTCAACGAGGTCAAGCGTTTCATGAACAATGTCCTGCGCAACCACTCTTGGCGTCTCATCGATCTCGAGTACGCTGAGGTCATCCACGCGTGGATGGGGTACAAGTACGGCGTCACGGCCCCGATCAAGCTCACTCCTATCCCTGAGCGGCCCGTCGTTCAAGTTGGCGGCCAGATGGTGATCGGAGAAGACGTGGCATCTGAGCCGATCGTCCAGCAGCTCGGCGTTTCGGAGGAGACGGTTCTTGTCGACTCCACGCGCCCGGAGGCCGGCGACGGCGTGGCAGTCCAAGCTTCAGACCCCTACGACGAGCCCAACGTGCCCCCGGAACTCGGCCGAGAGTACCAGGTTGCCAGCTACACCTGGAACATTGCCGACACGCAGGGCACGCTCAAAGGCAGCCTTGTGTTTCCGGACGCTCTCTTCTCCCAACCCAAAGTCGCAGCGACGCTGTCGCAGTGGCGCTACTTCCGCGGTGACGTCGAGGTCATCGTGCGAATTAACGCCACAGCCATGAACGCCGGCACTGTCATCTGCTCTTACGCCCGCGACACCACAACCGCCGACGCCACGGTCCAGTACCTGCCTTATTCTGGCACGTTTGGCGACTACGTCGTGGTTTCGGCCACGACAGCTCCAACAGTCGTCTTCCGCCTGAGGTACCATGCACCGTACCCCTGGATCGATCTCAAGTCGCTCTACACCGGTCGTATTGGCGTCGTGTGGACACACGTGGCCAACGTGCTTTCCACTGGTTCTACTTCCTCGGTGGGAGGAGTCGGGATCGCCATCTACGCAAGGTTCGTGAATTACTGCGTAGCTGGTCCCACTCTGGACACGTTCACCCTTCTCAAAGGAGTCGTCCAAGCAAAGGGCCGCAAGAACCCGCAGCCCCCCCCCGAGCAGACCACAAAGTCGAAAGAAGGAGTCGTCAGCGGAGTCGCCAACCGAGTCTCAGAGGTCACAGCTGGCATCATGGAAGTGCCAGTGCTCGGCGCTTTGGCGGCCCCAATCCTCGGCCCCATCAACATGATCTCCAACGCCATCGGTGGCATAGCCGGTGCCTTGGGCTTCGACAAGCCCCTCTCCCTCCAAGCAACCATGCCAATGCGTCCCGAGATCGCCTCTGATCACGCCACCGGAGACGGGCTTGCCAATGCCACACAACTCGGGCTCCTCTCCGCGAACCGCGTAGCAGACGACGTTACCACGCTTGGTGAGCCAGTGGACAACAACGTCTTTGCGAACTACATGGCGCACCCGGTCTTGCTCGACGCCAATCGCTTCCCAATCACCACAGCCGAGGACGCTGTCTTTGCCGTCTACCCCCTGTCGCCCAATGTTGGACACGGTGGTTACGGTACCAGCTCGCAGAACTACTACGGGGCTCCCACTCGCACAGCTCACGTTGCACAGTTCTTCGAGTACTGGCGTGGTAGCCTCCGGGTCAGGCTCCAGTTCGTCAGCAATCCTTTCACGACGTTCAGGGTCCGAGCTGCAGTCCATCCGCAGAACGCCACAATCCCGTCGACCATCAACACGTCAGACGGTGACCTGAACAGCGTGCTCATTGACGTCCGCGGCGACACTGTCTTCGACCTCATCGTCCCGTATCTGAACGGCACCCCTTGGACGACGACTGGACGCATCATACCTGTTGCAGGAGCGTCCACGTACTGGTCGTCGCTGCCAACTCAGACCATGGGCTTCCTCACGCTCTCCCTCGATGGCACTGTGGTGTCCACCAACTCTTCGATCGGCACGGTCGGGTTCAACGTTTTCATGTCAGCCGGTCCAGATCTGGTGTTCGCGAGACCACGTAACTTTCCGACTTCCAGCACCTGGGCCAGCGTGCTCCCCACTACCACGCAGGAGCGTGAAGCGCAACAAGGCTCCATCGATGCCTTCGAGCTGGTCACTGCGCGGTCGCACTCTCAAGCCCACGACGCCCGCGCACCGCAGCGCAGGACGGTCCAAGCTGCCAGCACCACCTTCCGTGGCAAACAGCCAGACTACGGGGCCTTCGACGGCCAAGCACAAGTCCAAGTTCTGGGTCAAGCCTCAGGTTCCGTCCCGGAGCAGTTCAAGACAGTGGAGTTCAAGTCATTCGTCCGCCTTGACATGAAGATGATCGAGGGTGAGTCGATGGGCGAGAACATCACCAACTGGCGGGACCTTCTCCACAGGTACACAAGAAACGGCAGTATTGCTGGCATTGTCCCGGCTAGCACCACTGCCGGCCTGGCTGTGTGGACTCCCTACACGGTATGCCCGCAAGGTAGCATGTCGAACATCGTCCGAGCGTTCAGATGGTGGCGGGGGACCATGCTCTTCCGCGGCGTCTTCACGCCCGGCACGGTAGTCGGAGGCAACGAGACACGCCAGAGTGGCAATGCCTACGCCGTCATCATGCCGCCCAGCCAGTACAGCGGGCTCGATCTTCCGGCCAACACCAATCTCATCGACTACGACGGTGCAGCTGTCACGGACCTTAGCATCAATCCGGTGCTGAGTGTCAGCTGCCCGTACTACGTCAACGCCCGCTTCACCCCAATGACCAATTCTGTCCCTGGTGGTTACACCACCTACAACGAGTCCATCGCCAC